CGTAGATCCTAGACAGTGGAACATAAGTGTAAGAGTACAACCAACTTACCCAGTAAACTTCATCTATATCAAGATCGCTCTTGGTCAGATCTGATGAACAAAATTTGTTGCAATTGTAAGAACATACTCCCCCTTTGCTGCTTTGACAAGCGCAAGGCAGCAAAGGATGGATTAAGATCAGATTGCAAAAATTGTAGAAAATTAAAAAGACTTTCTAATATTATAGAAAATAAGAAAAAAGATAAGATATATAGAGATAAGAGCAAAGAAAAAAGAAATAATAGATCCAAGATTTATTATCTAAATAATAAAGACAAAAAGAAAGAGTATGATAAGCAATATTACTTTTTAAATAAGAGTAAAATTATAAATAGACATAATATTTATAATAAAAATAAAAGAAATGTAGATGTTGCTTATAGTTTAAGGACTATTGTTTCTTCAGCTATAAATAAAGCTTTGTTTAAAAATAAAAGTAATAAAGATAAAAAATCTTGTTTAGATTATTTACCATATTCTATTCAAGATTTAAAGAATCATTTAGAAAACCAGTTTGATAGTTGGATGAATTGGGAAAATTATGGTTCTTATAGAAAGAGTAAGTGGGATGACAATGATGTATCTACTTGGACTTGGCAGATAGATCATATTATTCCACAATCTAGTTTGCCTTATTTATCTATGAATGAAAGTAACTTTTTACTGTGTTGGTCTTTATTAAATTTAAGACCATTAAGTTCTAAGCAAAATTTATTAGAAGGCATTAATAAAATCAGGCATATTAAGAAATATTTAATAGATACATAAAATCAGGAGATATACATGGCTTTAGTGGCTCCAAATACTGGCTCAACACTTGCGTTGAACACAGGTGTAAACAAAACAAGCACTGCATTAACTACTAATATTTTAATTTTAGTAAACGGAACTGCAGTTGGTGCAATTCAATCAATTGGCGTAACAGAAAGCAGAGGTATCAAACCAATTGAAGAAATTGGTACAGATGGTGTAATTGATTCCGTACCTCAATCAGCTACCAAAATAAGCGTTAACTGTACAAGAGTTAGATTTGATCGTTTAAGAATTGCAGAAGCTTTTGGTAGAGGCTTTATTCACGCTCAATCACAAGTTTATCCATTTGACATTGTTATTTTAGACAAACAAAAAAGAGATGAAGCCAGTCAAATTTCAACAGTTGTTAAAAACTGCTGGATCAATCAAATTAGTTATACATACACTGCTACTGATTTCGTAATTTCTGAGCAAATGAATCTTAATGCTGAGACTATTTTCAGCTTCCTCAATGGCGGCAGCTCATCTATTCCTGGTGGCGTGCCAGTTGCAGTTGGTGGCGAGAGAAACATTCAACACTTTGGAGCTGGTCCAAATGGTGTTGGTACACTTCTCATGGGAACCAATCGTAGTGCTAACAACATTGAGCAATTAACTGACGTAGGTAGCAACGGCAGAAGAGGTTCGTTGGATGCAGCCGGTCTCATTGATATTGGTGATAGCGGAAACTTGTTCTGATAGTGATATTAGCCATGTAGAAAAAGCATCTAGGATACTCCTGGGTGCTTTTTTTGTTTAAAAGATAAACTATAGATATATATAATTATAGTTTTTATATATGGAGTAATTATGGCTAATTTTGAAAGTCCTATTGGTAGCAAAAAAATTCCTACAGCAGGTGGAATGAGAACTTTTGATGTACCGGATGAAACTGGATATCATCCACAAATGCAGCAAGCACCAGCACAATATTCTCAAATGCCTCCTATAGATGAAAATTCTATTAGAGAATTTCAAGCTAGAATGAATCAGCAGTATATGGCTAATCAAAGAGTGCAAGAAGCTTCAGAAGTAGAAAGAGAGCTTCAAGAAGCTAGGGCTTTGAAAAGAAATAATAAAGATAGACTAAATGAAGGAGCTAAGCGTAGACTAGAAATTTTACTAGGAATGACGCAATTAGTTAGAGAAGTAAAAATAGGAGATAATGTTTTTGTGTTAAAAACATTAACTTCTAAACAAATTAGAGAATCTTTAGATGAAATAGCTAAGGTTGATGGAACAATTCAAGCACCTTATGAAATACGTCGTCAATTCTTGGCAAGATCTTTAACGCATATAGCTGGAGTTGAAACAGATCAATTTATTGGTTCTAATTTAATAGAAAATAAATTATTATTTATTGATGAATTAGATGATAATCTACTTAGTAGATTATATGCTGAATATGTAATTTTATCAGATGAATCAAAGCAAAAATATTCTATTAAGAATCCAGAAGAAGTGAAAGAGGTGATGGAAGATCTAAAAAAATAGATCTGGAACCGGATCATAGGTTTATTTGGTTTTTATGCAAATTATACCAAAAGACACCAGATGATCCATTTTTTATGGACATGGATCCGGTTCAAAAAGTTTGGATGTATCAAAATTGGATTGCCGATCAAAAAGATAAGGCTGAATTAGCTAAAAATCAGGCATATCTAATAGGTTCTTTCTGGAATCCAGAAGCAGTTAAGTCTTTAGTAGATGACTCTGGCACAATTTCTTCTTCTGAAGAAGAGTTTGATGAATCAACTCGTATGGTGTTAGAAGGAGTATCTATTTTACCAGATAATAATCAAAATAATAATGAGGTAAGAAAAAGGCGCAGAAGATCTATAAAGGAATAATATGGCAGAGACGTTTAATCCAGACCAACTTGAGCAAGTTAAAAAATTAATTGAAGAGCAGCAAAAGCTTGCTGAACAAAACAAAAATTTAGCTCAATCTTATGAACAAACATCTGAATCTGTTAATAATTTTTCTGAGTCTACACTTAACGCTGGCGCAAGCACAAGTTCTTTATATGAAAATGTAAAAAAATATGCAGAGTCTGTAAAACAAGTCGGAGCCTTTTCTAAAGATCAAACAGAGTCTTTAAGTATTTTAAATTCTGCTTTACTTCGTACTAACACTACTTTTAATGGTAGTACAGAGGGTTTGTCTACTTTTAGCAGCCAATTGTCTGGATTGCAACAATTTATAAATAGAGATTTTAATTTAGATTCTTTAAAAAGATATGTAATGGACTCTCCATTTAAAAATCTAATTGATGTAAAATCTTTTGTACAATTAGGAGCATTAAAAGATAAAATAATGGAAGTTGCTAAAGACATGTTTACAGCATCAGACAATGCATTAAAATTACGTCAGAGCTATATTGCAACAGCTGCTAGCACAGGTATGTTAGATGATGTATTAGCAAAAGCTGGTAAAAATTTTGAAAACATTAATTTAGTAATTGGTAATCATCAAGCTGCATTAGCTTCTGCAGCTAAAGCAAATGGTTTAAATGTAGAAACCATGAGCAATTTATATAATACTTTAGGTAAAATACCTGGATTTTTTAAAGATGCCACAGGCGCAGCAGAGGCAAATACTACTCAAATGGATAAGCTAACTAAAGTAGTTACTTTATCTTTAGGTTTAGGCAGAAGTCAATATGATGTAATTCAAGATTTAACTAATGCATATAGAACATATGGCGCTGTAGGAGAAGGCGCATTTGAATTTACTACTAAAATTAGTAAAATTACGCAAAATTATGATTTAGAGTTAGGCAACTTACAAAGAAGTATTAATTCAGTCGCTAGTTCTTTTTCTAAATTTACAGATGCTGGAATTTCTGCTAATAATATGTTGGCTGGCACAGCTAATTTGTATAATCAATTTATTGGTGCATTTAAAGAAACTGGCTTAACTGGCGATAGAGCTACAGATGTAGTTAATAAAATGGTTGGCTCTATTAACAGTTTAACTCTTGCTCAAAAATCTTTTTTATCTGCTCAAACAGGTGGTCCTGGTGGATTAATGGGTGGATTGCAAATTGAGCAAATGTTAAGAGAAGGTAAAGTAGAAGAAGTATTTGGAAAAGTTCGTCAACAAATGGAACGTCAATTAGGTAACATTGTTACTTTAGACGAAGCTGCTCGTAGCCCTGCTGCAGCTGCACAGTTTACTAGACAAAGAACTATGTTAATGCAATCACCTTTAGCTAGATTTGCTACAACAGAAGATGAAGCTTCTAGGGTATTAGAAGTATTTAAAGGAATGCAAGAAGGAAAAGGAATTCCTAAAGAATTTGAAAAAGACTTATTGCAAAGTACTTTAAAGTCCGGAGAAGAATTGCAGAAGCAGTCATATACTCAATTATCTGCAATTAATAGCTCTTTAGATGAATTAAAAACATCTTTCTTTGTCCCTATGTTAGATATAACTCAAAAAGG